ACAACTAAAATAAATTTTAAACTTAAACTAAATTAAATTACTATGTCAAATTTACTTAAATCAAAAAGATTCGTCGTAAGACAATCACTAATCGGAAAAAATACCAACGTTGAAGTAGCATTCAAAAACGGTAAAACAGTAACTTATTCGCACGATAAAGCGTATGAGATTATGAAAACAGCTCTCGAAGCAATGAATTGCTGGGAAAAATACAAGTCATATACTGCTACGAATAATATTCCTAAAGTTCTTCGTGAAACTGATGCAGTTATCTCTTCTGAAACTACTGAAGTTGAAGCTGAAAATGTAGATATTACTTCTGAAGAGACTGTTGAAGTAGCATTCTAACTACGAAGTATGAGTAGCCCAGTTAGTTCCACTTGTTTACTGGTAAAATCAAAATGAACAAGTACGCACGGAAGTGTATTGGTTACCTAAATATAAATTATAGAGGTATACATGTTAACGAGAGAAATCTTACGCTGCAGGTGAGCAGGAAGTTATCATAGTGGTTCGATTCCACTGCTTCCACTAACTAAACAATAGAAACTATGAACAAAAAACGATTGACCAAGAAACAATACGCAGTTATATTTACTGCCCTTGAATTATCATTAGATGATAGAACTGATGAGATGACAGAATTAATATCAGAGATACAAGATATTATCGAGCCAAGAACAACAGATAAATTGATTGAGAAATGGAACGTATCGTCTCACACTTGGGACTACAATCATCCCGATTGGGAAGAATAAAGGTTAACTGATGAGGATTCAATATCCGAAACCTTGTCTTAGGGCAAGGTCTTAACCAAAAATTAGAAACTATGTTTAAACAAGAGAAACAACTAAGAGTATTAGCTAAATGGCTAAAAGATGCTGAGGACGGAATAGACATTGAAAGAGATGGGGCTATGGAAAGAGAAGTCAAGTATGGCGTACAAGAATGTATGCAAAAGATAGGCGACTACCTTGAAGAAATACTTAACATGGATGATGAACAATTAATTAAAGAATAGAAACTATGACAACAAACGAGAAATTAGCACAAAAAATGTACAGAGAAATACAGAATATTTATAATAACTATGGTGGCTATGATTACAACGATACCATGTGGTGTCAAGCACAAGGCTCATCAGATGCCTTTGATTATTGGGTATATGAAAAAGATGAGGATTGGGATAGTTTGGTTAAAGAATTAAAACCATGCTTAGAATACATGAGACACATCAAGAAAATACGAATACTACAAGAGAGTATTCCACAACCTTTATATTGCTAAACATTAACCTAAAAAATAGAAACTATGGGAAGTTACACAACAATAGGGTACTTACAATCTAAGATGATTCGTATGCCTTTAAACCTTAATCAAACTTGGAATGAAGATATAAACAATTGCCAAACATCTCAAGAGATTATGGACTACATTAAATTATTTGGTACTAAAGATGAGTATTGGAGATTACTCCATGCTATTGGTACAATGGAAACACTAAACTTACAACTAAACAAATAGAAAATATGGAAACAGAATTTACAAATGAGTCTATTGAATTTTTACTTGAAACGATTAATAAACAAAAAGAAGAAATTAAAATCTTAAAAGAAAGAATTGAGGAGACTAAAGATACGGCAATTTATTATTCAAAAAATAACATTAAAATACACTAAGAATTATGGAAATAAACGAAGAAAAATTATTTAGCGTAATGGAAGATATTACAAGAGAGCAGTACGATAACCTTTCAGATGGTGAGACATTAAAACTATCTGAGGAAGTCTCAATGTACAAATACGACCACAACTATGAGACTATGGGTGTGTATGAAGATGATGATGAAGAAGATGCACCAACTCATTGTGTAGTACAATACAATGGAGAGGATATATTCGTAGTGCTAACTAACGAAGATTCACTTGAGTTTACAGATATATACGGACTATAAAACTAAGACTATGAGACAACAACCATTAGACAACCACACTGAAATTCTACTACCTCACTACGAGGTGGTAGACATTCCACTATCATGCATAAGATCGGAATTGCTATTAGATTTTTGTGGGTACGAAACACTATTAGAAAACTTTTTAACTAACTTAAATTAAACGACTAAAATTATGAAAGCAAAAGAAATGGAATCTTATCTTCTTGAAACCTATGGAAAGGCAGTACATAATATGAAGGCTATGGAGTATGCTTGTAAAGAAGTAGCTAAAGGACATGATATAACAACAAAAGAAGTGTTCTTCCTTATGGTAGAGAACAAACCTATACCAAGTATGTATACACATAGCTATGGGTTTAACACAAGGTCAGGTAGAATATTAAAGCAGGAGTTTGAGAATATATACTATAATTATCAATAGAACATAGTATGGGCATAACACAAAAGATTGTAACAAAGCGATTCTTGTATCCTTTAAGATGCCATCGACATCGAGTCTACCAAAACATGAAGTCTACATACGACTGCGATGCGATTAGGCATGGATTGATTTTTTATAAATGTTTTCTTAAAAACGTTTGTAAACAAATGAATCTTGCTACAAGTAGAATTGCGAAGTTACAAGAAATATTTTATTAAATCAAGTAATTAGAAAAAATTAACAATTATGAAAATAGAACAGATTAGATTTTGGATAAAAGATAAGTCTTGTGGTGGGTACATCAAAGTAGACTGCGTTAAAAGAGATGAAGGTGGCTATGAGATTACATATTGGTCTAACAATATGATAGATAGAAGTAACGCTACCTTCATATACCCTAAAGCAAATTACATGAGTCCTACTACAATAATTAGAATGATTAAGTGGGATGAGTCTCTTTACAGCCGACTGAAAGGTGTACCAGAAAAGGTATTGTAAAATAAATTTGCACATGTAAAATATATTTACTATATTTGCAGAGTCAAATGTTAATAACCATTAAACTAAAAGCTATGGATAGATTAAAAAAATGCTTCGACAAAAAAACCCCTTCACAGATTAAGAGATATAAATTAGGGTTAAAGAACCGATGGAATGAATCACACGAAAATTGGTTAGATGATAGAGGTATTTGGGTAATAAAATCAGATAGATGGTATTATGAGATAGGTAGAAGCGGAGGATTAGAATCCAATAGACCTACCGAAGAATACTTAAAAGAAGTTAAAAATAAATAATTTAAAATATTTAAGCTATGAAAAGTGAATTGACTGAAAGATTAATGAATCATCTTGACAAGATGCAAGAGTGTAATATTAGAATATCAGACATAAACAATCTGATCGAAAAGAATGGGTACACAAAAAAGTATGTAGATTTGCTGGTGGACTTTAATGTTATCAAGACAAAGATACAATTTCAAATAGAGGATACTCAAAGAGGCTTAGAGATAATAAATAAAAGCATAGAGCATAGGTTTGAATTAACAGAAGAATCTGTAAAAGATATTGCTGAAGTGCTTAGGGAATCATAATTTCCCGCCCGAACTTAAATAATAACCATTAAACTAAAACTATGAATACACAAACAACTCTACAAGAGGGTAAAGACTACGAGGTAGTAGTGGATGCCTACGTTACTAACGAAGATTTAGAAGTTAATACTATAATGTATCATTGCAGAAAGACAATGAGTGCAGTAGACATTACTGACTTTATGTATGAATATCTAAATACAGAATCTGTAAACGACATGGAACAAACGATTATTAACAACACAAAAGACTAACACTATGGGAAAGACTAAAGAACTATTTATGCAGATGGCTCAAGGCTTTATGGAAGGTATAAACATAGAGAGAGAGTTAAGAGGTAGAATGGCTGATGAAGAATATCAGCACACTATATATAAAAAGAATAGAAACAATAAAACTAAAAGCAATGGAAAAAAACAATAAAGACTCTTACAATTATTACACAGACTCAAACGTAATAAACGGATTGAAAGAATGTATTTACTTTATCAATGAAGTAGCTCCAAAAGATGAGCAAGGTAAGTATCATAAAGAACTACTGAATAGTTTAAAAGATGCTATAAAACAATTAAAACCAATTATTAAATATTAAATTAAATAAAAGTTATGGGATACACAAGCGAGGTACATATAGCAATACCAAAAACAGCAGAGAAAGAAATGGATAAAGTTTTAAATAAACATAATCTTATAACAGAGGATGAGTATAGTTATAAGTTTAAAAAAACACACCACACACAGAGGTGGAAAGAACATACTAATGGTGTTACTAAAGATAATTCTAACGATATTATTTTATATCAAGCAAGTAGTCTTAAATGGCACGAAGAATATAAAGATGTTCAGGAAATCTCAAGATTAATAGAGGAATACGAGCCAAGTGGTGCTTGTATTGTGTGTGTTGGAGAAGATTATGTAGTACATTCATATATGGGGGAATATTATGATGTATTTAATATATACATGAAAGTAGAATTAGTTTAACTTAAATCAAATAAAAATGGAAAACAAGACAATTGAATGGGGATGGGAAAAAGGTAAACCATCTAACATGAGAAGTAAGGATCATATAAAATTTCTTATCGAACAATACAATCGCAATAGACCGATTGATAAACAAGTCAAAGATATGGCTGAACTTAACAAAGCCTTAATGAATAACGATATAAAGTATTCTGATATGCGTAGCGTTACAATAACTGAACGTAGGGTATACCACAAGGTGGCTAAGATAACTATCGAACTACCTAAAGACTTGGCATTAGAGGATACTGAAGAATGGTTGTTTAACAATACAGCTAAGTGGGAACAATCTTTAGATAATAAGTTTAATGATGCTACAATTGAGTATGGTCTTGGCTTTAATAATCCATCTTGTGATGGTATGAACGAATCTATGGCAGACAGAGAGACAAGGTATGATGTTAATGGTGAAAAGTATGGAGGGCATGTGTAATGGCTAAGATATATATAGATAACGCAAAGTACATGGAGTTTGTATCTGATATAGCACACATGATGGTAGAACAAAGTTTTAATATAGAAGATATATGGAATGATGGAGTGTACCACGATGAAGCTCAAGAATACTTCAACGATAAGTATGATGAAGTAGAAACCATGCTAAACAAAACACTAAACATACATAGTAATAACGAATTATCAAATAAAAATTAATTATGAATATAGACATACAACAAATTACACACCAGATGAGGTTTTATATATCTGAGGTTAAATCTCTTCAACATAAGAACAAGGAACTTTCAGATACACTTAAACTGGAACGAGAAAGGTATAGAAATATCATAGTTAATTTAGAAGTAGAATTAGATAAATTTAAAGATTATGAAAAGTGTACAGAATCAAGTAAAAACAATTAATGTTGATGAGGTATGGATGACTGGAGAGAAAGATCCTTGCTCTAAATACGTTATATATTCTAAGGTTAGTAAAAGATATATAAATCCAATCATTAACGATATAAAAAATATATCCAAACAACTTAGAGGTAAGCGTATGTTTAATTCAAGTTCTTATCTGAATGCCATGAAGATACAAACACTAATGGATACTATAGATAAATCATTTAGCGTTAAAGAACTACAAGAACTACTTGATAACAAGATGTCCCTTACTGAGTTTATATACAAGGCTTTCGAGATAAAAAGAAGAAACATTGTAAAAAATAATGACAAGGAAAGTAATATTAAGTAAAATATTTTTACTATATTTGCAACAGAAAGTTAATTTAATTTAAAAACCATTATGGAAAAATCAGAAACTATTGGCAAGTTAACTCTTGCCTTATCGAAGGTGCAGTCTCAACTAAGACCTGCAAAAGAAAACTCAAAGAATCCTTTCTTTAAATCAAGCTATGCTGATCTTGGATCAGTTTGGGATTCAGTCAGAAAACTATTAGCTGAAAACGAATTAGCTATTATTCAAATGCCTACCGATGTAGGTGGTCTAACAACGATTATATCTCATTCAAGTGGGGAGTATATGTCATCTACCATGTATATTCCTTCAAAGGAAGATGCTCATGGTGTTGGCTCTGCTATATCTTATGCCAGAAGATACGCACTTGCATCTGTTGTTGGTGTAGTTACTGGAGATGATGACGATGGCAACATGGCTGTTAAAGTTAATCGTGTAGCTTCAAGTAAAAAATCCACACCTAAACCTAAGCTAACTGACTCTCAGTACAAAAGCATGATGAAGGCTATAGAGGATGGTAAGGGTAGTGTTGTAGAACAAAAGATGGTTGGATACACCATGACTAAAACTCAACAAGATAATCTTAATAAAGTTCTTAAGCTATCTAAAACTTTAGCGTAATGAGTTTAGATAATTTTATAAAAAAGTTAATTGATGACTCTTTTTATTACTCTGACTACGAGTTTGTAACGAACTCGCAGTTAGGGTTGATAAAAAAAGATGTCAGAACTTATAAGATGATGAGGGAAAATCCAGAACTCAACAAAGAAACTTTACCTATGATCTTTGGTAGAGCATATCATGTGGCTATGTTAGAGCCTAACGAGTTTACACAAAAGGTAAAAGTGTTTAACTCAGCTACAAGGACCACTAAGGGGTATAAAGAATTTGTTTTGGACAACCCTAACGCACCTACAATAATATTACAGAAAGAGTATGATAAGATTATGTACATGTGTGATGTCTTGTTTGGGCATTCTGAGGTTAGGGATCTCCTTCAAGTAGAGGGTAAGAGGGAGATCGCTAACGCTTGGAAAGATGAAGATACTGATGTCTATTGTAAAGGTAAAGCAGATTATATAAATGGTAAAACTCTTATAGATCTAAAGACAACATCTGATGGTAGCTTCTATGGTTTCTCTAACTCTTGCAAGAAGTATGGATACGATAGACAATCAGCATTCTATATGGATGGTTTTGGTTGTGATGAGTTTGTATTTATAACTCAGGAAAAAGAAAGACCTTACAACGTTTCTATATTCTATGCCAGTGATGAGTTTATAGAGAGGGGTAGACAAGAGTACAAATACTTGTTAGATGTCTATAAGAAGTTCTTTATAACCAACGAAGAATCTATAGGTGAACACTTAATTATGGAAACACTATGACATTAAAAGAAAAATTAGCAAAAAAAGAGATCTCAGTATTGTGGCTCTCTGAAAGAATAGGGTTAAGCAGACCTACCCTAACTAAGTACATTGAAAAACCTGACGAGTTTAAAGTTAAGCACGCCAAGAGAATAGCAAAGTATTTAGGAGTAACAGAAAGGTATGCATTAGTTAATTATTTTAAATCTGAAAGTTATGAGTAACACAGAAAAAATTTATGTAGGTAACGGAGTAGAAAAATTTGATGGAGACTTAGTAGAGTTTTCTCTTAACCTAACTAAGTTAAAGTCTAATGCTGGTAGTCACATATTTGATGGCACCAACGGAGACAAGTACATTAGATTAAAGGTTGTAAAGAAGCGTAATGGTGCTGATGAGTATGGAAAGACTCATTACGTTGAGGTAAACACCTTTAAGCCTGAGCCTAAAAAAGAGGCAGTGGCTAACGACTTACCATTTTAGTAACGGAGGGGCTAGTCCCCTCCTTTTCTAAACCATTAAACTAAAAACTATGAAGTATAGAATTTCAGACACAGATATTATAGATCTTCAAAAGGTAGACTTTATCGAAGTTGATGGTAGATCTATAAATTTTCACATAAATTCAAACGTACATCAATCTGTTTACAATAACGACCTAGAGTCTACATGTGTATTCAATAACATGGTAAGTCACTTTGATGTAGTGGACCTAAGGTTTCAATCTAAAGAGAAGAGGGTAACTACTAATAGTAGAAAAGAAAAAGGCTTTGAGATGTTTTGGAATCTTTATGACAAAAGAGTAGATAAGGTTAAGGCTAAGAAGTCTTGGATGAATCTAACTCTAAATGAGATGGGAGAGGCTATAAAAGCTGTTAAGACTTATGTTGAATCTACTCCCGACAAGCAGTATAGGAGAATGCCAGCAACTTGGATTAATAATAAAAGCTGGAAGAACGATATTAAATCAAGTAACAAGAAAACCAACCGATACGTTAAACCTAAATACATTGAAGATGAAAGATAACATGGATATGGAAAAGAGACTTATCGGTAAGATGATGTCTAACTCTAAAGATTACTACGATTGCCATACCCTAATATCAGAACATCTATTTAAAGATCCTTTAGTTGATATTAGAGTAGCTGAGTGTATTAGCTCTGATCATTATGCGTACATAACAAAGAAGATTGTTCTTTATTTATCTCAGGAGGAGAAGAAAGGTAAGTTAAAAAGTCTTGTTGAGGTTACGTCTAAAAAGATAGACAGTGGAGACGATCTATTTAATATATTAGAATTTGTAGAGGAACAGTTAAAGAGTATATCTGACGTTAGAGGTAGCGATATACCTGATATAAAGAAGCAATTAAAAAAGCTTCATGATGATATTAACAGAAGAATAAACTCTGAAGATATGATTGGTATATCAACTGGATTTCAGTCAGTAGATAAGTTTACTGGTGGTTGGCAAGAGACCGATTTAATAGTTATAGGTGGTGCTTCATCTATGGGTAAGACATCTCTTGGATTAGCATTCTCTTATAATTGTGCGAAGATGGATATACCCACTGCTATATTCTCTTACGAGATGGGAGATACTCAGCTTTTACAAAGGTTGGTTTCTTTAGAGAGTGAGGTAAATAATAGGTATATAATGAAGGGGACCATAGAGAATAACGAGCTGATGAGGATTCATAAAGCTATTGGTAAACTAGAAAACACAACTCTGTTTATAGACGAATGTAAAAACTCATCACTTAAATACCTTTTAAATAAAATACGTCAGTATGTAATAACCAAGGATGTAAAGTTTTTCTTAGTGGATTATCTGCAGTTGGTTAAAGCTACTGGTTCCTCAAGAGAGCAAGAGGTAGCTGTTGTGGCTCGTGAGCTTAAAAATATAGCTAAAGAACTTAACGTTACCGTTGTCGCTTTGTCACAACTTAGTAGAGGTGTTGAACGTAGAGATGGTTGCAGACCCACCTTATCTGATCTTCGTGAGAGTGGAGAGATAGAGCAAGCCTCTGATATTGTCATGCTTGTGTATAGACCAGAATACTATGGAATCAT